GGCAGGCGGCGGATACCGCCCGGCGCGAGATGGAGACCATCATCGAGAGCCTGCCGGCGGTCTTCTTCGCCAAGGATGTGGAGGGGAGGCATCGCATGGTGAATGTAGCGGCGCGCGATATTTGGCACCAAAATGCGCGATATTTGGCACCTTTTCAGGTTGCGCCTAGCGCAACGAAATTGCGCTAAACACCCACCTCCACCCGCGCCATCTCCGGCGCTTCCCCCGCCACCCGCCCATCCTTCACGAACACCATACCCCCGATCTCCCCCTCTCCCACCGCCTGCGCCGTCCCGCCTCCGGTCAGGCTGACCAGCACCTTGCCACCGCCTAGCACCGCTTCAATCCGCCCCATCAGCGTCCGGGCGGTTGGAGTCAGCCGCTTGAAGCGGTTGAACGGGTTGCTGGTCTCTTCCCCCAGGGTCACGTTCTGCCGCGCCTTCACCCCGTTGGACCAATCCACCGCCACCGATACGGCGCTGGCGATGCCCCAGACGGCCGCGCCGTCCAGGTCCACCCGTAGCAAATGGCCGACCTCCACCAGCGGGTGGGCGCCTCCCAGCGGCATGGATAGCGACCGCACCAGGGGTTGCTGGTGGTAGCCGGCCAGGATGCCCTCTCCCAGCGCCCGCGCGGCGTCCACGTGGGTAATCAGCGGGTGACTCTGGGTTGGGGCGAGGTCAGCCCCGGCCGTGCCGTCGCGGCGCACAAACGCAAGCACGCCCCCCACCGATCCGCCGTGCACGAACACCCCATCGATGCCGGATGGCAGCGACTGCCGCCGGGTGATTTGCACCGTAGCGGCCGCCGGAACCACCAGGTCAGGCGTGGCCGTGGCGTAGTTCCAGGGCAACACCGGGTAGCGCGGAACGATCGCCAGCGCCCGGCCGGTCTTGGCCGGGTTGACCCGGTAGCGCACCGCCTGGGCAATCTCGTGGATCGCCCCCATCGGACTCTTGCCTTGCCAGCTCCAGGCCCCCGCCGGCACCAGCCAATCCAGCCCGCCCCAGGTCAGCGCCCATCCCTCCCCCAGCGGCAGATGCGCATCGGCAAGCTGCGCCGCCGTCATGGTCGAGTCCGACACCCCATCCCCCACCAGCCGGAACGGCTCCGCCAATAGGGCATTGAGCCCCCGCCCGCGCACCGTCACCCCCCGCTGACCGAACTGGCGGGACTCCTCCCACTCCTCCGCCAGCAGGTGCCAGACATGGCCGTTGATTTGCACCTCCAGCGTTACCGGCTCGCCGTTTTGCTCCGGCATCACCGCATCCAGCGAGGGCCGCCCCAACACCGTCGCCTGCCAGGTCCAACCCCAGCTATCGGCGTCCAGACCCAGGGAGAGGCGCGAACAGCGCACCGGATAGCCATCGCCCAACCGGGTAACGGTCACGTCGTGCAACATCAGGTAGATCCTCCGAATGGGGATGCGATAACGAGGGGGAGGATAGGCCGGGCAGCGCCGACCAAAGGGCAAGCGCGCCCCGCCTGAAGCGGGGCAGCGAAAATCCAAATCAGCCGTCGGAGCGGGACGCGGGGGAGGCGGCAACGGCACGATGGGACGGGGCCAAAGCGCCGCCAGATGCGCCCCCTCCTCCCAAGGAATCCGCCTGGTCTGGCGATGGCGCGGGGGCAGGGGCGAATAGACGAACCCGACCGCCAGCGCCCGGCCGGCCCCCGCCTCCCACCCCTGAGACGAACGATCATGCCGGCGGACCAAATAGATATAAGGCGAGGCCACCGCCAAGGGAACCGCCCGCCCCGCCTCCCAGGGCTCTCGCCGGGCCGAAGGGCGGCCCCGCAACGCCACCCAAGGGATGGACCCGGAACCGGGAACGGGAACCGCCTTCTCCCAAGCCGGAGCGGCTTGACGCGGAAGCCGCGCCATCGCCTCCCAGCCCAGCCCCTGATCAACCGGCAACGCCCTGGCCGCCTCCCAGGGCCCCACCGCCAGCGGGCGCACCGCCATCCCGGCATTCCACCCGGAAGCCCGCGCCAGCGGAACCGCCAGCGCCGCCCCATGCCCCGCCGCCACCCCGCCGCGCGGCCCCCTCAGTACATCGGCGCGATAGGAAAAATCCCCCTCCACCACCGCGTCGGGCCAGGCCAAATCCGCCCCCACCAGGGCCAGATTGCCGATGGACGCCTCCAGCGTCGCCTCCGGCCAGACCAAATCGGCCGCCAGGGAACGGGGCCAGCTCGGCCGCACCTCCCCCAGCGCCAGGTCCGCATCGCCGCCGACCCGCTGGGCGTGAAATCGCAGTTCAACCGCCATTCACGCCCCCCTGCATCAGGGCTCGGTCCAGCGAAACGCCAACACCTGAACCTGGCCACCCGCGTAAATTTCAACCGGCGACACCGTCACCGCCTTCCCGGACCCCGCGCCGCCGGCGTCCAAATCCATCACCCACCCATCGGCGGAATCCACGAACCGGCACCAGGTCGCCGAACCGCTCCCCGCCGCCATCACCGTCTCCGGCAGGGTCAGCTCGAACACCCCATCCGCCACCGTCCCCGCCGGGTCCGCCAGCGGCCAGGCCGCCAACAGGGTCTGATCCGTCACCGCCTCGCCGTTCACCGGCATCGACCCCGCGTAGAGGCGCAACTCGCCCCCCGCCAACAGGGCCGCCGCGGCGGAGGCCCGCGCATTGCGCACCGCCAGCGAGCGGACCCAAATCATGGCATCGGCTCCGAGGCAAGATCGGACTTCGCCTCCGGATCGAATTGCCCGGTATGATCCAGCCCTACCACATAGAAGGTCCCGGCGCGAAGGTAGTTGAACGCATAGACCCCATCCGCCCCGCTCCACCCTTCGCGCAGCAGTCGGCCCGAGGGCTGATCATGCAACCGCACCCGCCGCGCCGCCGGCACCCCATCCACCGTTACCAGCCCCTCGATCCGGCGCGAACCGCCGTCCACCCGATCACTTCGGGCCAGCGCCGCGAACGCCCCGCCACCGCCACCCAACAGCCGGCCCATTACGACCTCCACGGCCCGGTAAGGTCAAACCCGATCGCCCCGGTACCCCAACCAGGGGTAGCCATCCGGAACACCCCCACCAGCCGCCCATCGAAACCCGCGAAACCCGCATCCACCGTCGCTTGCGGCAACGCCGTCCCCACATTCTGCGGGATCTGCAACAACCCCGGCAGCTCCCCCCGGATCGCCCCGGACTCCACCAGCAAAATCCCGCGATGGACCATCAGCCCGTTATCCACCGGGCTCGGATAGGCCAGACCGTTGACCCCGGATGACATGCCCAGACGGCAGCCATAGATGCCACAGCCCACCGCCGAGCCGAGCTGGGTATGGGTCCGCTGCACGTAGAAGCCGTTGCCAATCGAACCGTCGAAATAGGCCAGCCGGGAGTTATAGCCGTAGTAATCCATCGCCTCCAGCAGCACCGCCCCGTACCCATCGGCCGTCTTGTAGGAGACGATCTCCCCGGCCACCCACCAGCTACAGGCATAGGAGCTATCCGCCGCCGCCGGCCTGACTCCCAGGAAAAACAGCTTGCCATCCCCCACCAGCGCCCAGCTTCGGGCCGTCGTGCCCGCCGTATCGGAGCGCGGCCACCAAGCGCCATTCGCGCTCTGGGCCACGGTCGGCATCGGGCCTTCCCCGGTATCGACATCGGTCATCGACTCGTAGAACCGCGCCCGCGCCGTCGTGGTCGCCGAGTCATCCACCCGCAGCCAGGCGCGGTTTCCGGTGACGTCGGAGGAGCGATAGACCGCCTTATTGGTCCCGCTGAACACCTTCTCCCAGTCGCCGATGGGCGCGGCCTTGATGGAGATCGACCCCGAGGCCGTCCCATCCGCCGCCGTAGTGGCGAAGGTCAGGCTATTGGAGGCCACGGAAACCACCCGCGCCTCGCCGTTCAGCTCGTTGGGGGAGGCCCCCGCCACCCGGATCACCTGATGCGGAACGAACCCATGCGGCGCGGCGAAATTGGCCGTGGCCACCCCAGAGGCCACCACCACCGAGGAAGGGGCCAGCAGGTTGAAGCCGTTGATCAAACAGCCATCGAGCAGGGCGATCAAATCGCCCGCCGTGCCGGAACAGCGCGGAGCGCCGCCCATTCCGGAGTGGAACCACTTAACGGGGAAGGTCATTTTTAGGCTCCAGGTGGAGTTGCCGCTGAAGACGCGGACGAAGAGGGAACCACGGAAGACACGGAAGACACGGAAGAAGAGGAAAGGATGTCTGCTTTTACGGTATCGAGGGCATGGCGCGGGGGCACGGCCTGGAGCCGGGAGTGTCGCCCTCCAGGGCGACACATCCGCCACCCACCGGCGGAGAACAAGCCGCTTTCGCGGCTGGGTGTCGGCCTGGAGGCCGACACTCCGGCCGACACTCCGGCCGACACTCCGGCCGGCTCGCGACAGGCGTGGGAACGAGAGCAGGGGGATTCGCCTTCCGTCTTTTCCATCTTTTCCGTGTCTTCCGTGTATTCCGTGGTCAGCTCTTCGTCCAGCTTACGCATCGACATCCCCCCTAACCTGCAACCTGAAAGAATCACTCCCGGCATAAGCCGGCCCCTGCTGCACCGTCCTGGCCACCCACACCGGGTAATTCGCCGCCACGGTGTTGAACCGCAGCAGGTTCCCGGTGGACCACCCCGTCCCCCACCCCAACGGATCGACCACGAAATAGGGCGCTCCAGTGGCCGGGTTCAGGGGGCCGATCTCGTCGGCGATGGGCATCTCCCCGACCACGCCCGCCGTCTCCCCCACGATCCGCACCATCGTCGGCGAGGTGAATAGCAGCATCCACCGCTGCTGCGCCGCCCCCCGATCCGTGGTCGTGATCGGATAAACCGCATGGTTGAAGCTGGCCGTGCCCGTCGCGTTGCCGATCAGGGTATCCGACCAGACCCCGGTCCAGGTCTGCTGGTCGAAGGGGGGCGTAACGCGGGCCTGCAAATCCCCGAACAGCAGCTCCGAGGAACAGCCCGACCCCGCCGGGAAGTCGTGCGACAAGGGCCGGGTGAAGGTCACCTGGCCCGAGATCTGCGCATCGCTCACCAGGGCCATATCCTCCACCCGGTGCGTTACCGTCCAGGGGATGGGCAGCCCCGCCACGTCCAACAGCGTCACCAGCCCCGCGTCCAAATCCGCCGACCACTTCGCCGTGGCCACCTTCGCCCCGTCGCCGTCCCGCACCTCCACCCGCGCCAGGCGCACCCGGCCGCAGTCGATCACCTGATCATCCGCCGGCGTCGCCACGGTAATGGTCGCCTCGTGGTGGACCACGGCGACATCCCCCGGCCGCAGAATCGGCACCCGCCCATCGGATGGCAATCTGACCGGATTGAGGCCAAGAATCGAGGCATCCAACGGCAAATAGGAGTAGGCCACCGCCGTATAGCGCAGCGAATCGCCCACCGCCTGCATCGGGCTCCGAATCTTGCCGTCCGGCTCGATCAAATCGGCGTCGTACCAAGGCTCCGCTTCGTGTCCAGCGGGCGTCACCCACTCCCCGAACCGCACCGACCAGACCCCGGTCTCGCTATCGATCCAGCCGCGCACGAAGTCGCCGGAAATCTCCCCCCCGGTGGTGGACTGCGCCGTGTAGATCTCCGGATCGCCCTCCATCTGGTACACCAGCAGGAACGAACCGGGGCGGATCGGCGCGGCCGCCGTGCGCGCCGTCACCGCATCCACCGGCGACACCCCCAACGAAGTCAACAGCGAGGCCACCTCGGCATAGCCCGTGGTCTGCGCCCCCGGCGTCCACTGGGTCAGGCGCGCCAACCCGGTGGCCCGATCCAGGGTCCCGGCCTGGGTCCCGGCCCCGGTGGCGTGGTCGATATCCATATCCAGCCGCCCATAGCGCTCCACCAGCACCTCCCCGCCGTAGTTCAAGCGGGCGGAACCGGACACGATCGCCTCCGCGAACTCCGGGGTCAGGTCCGCCTCCAGATAGGAAATGGTCGCGGTATCGCTGGCCGCCTGCGGCCCATCCGACACCCGATAGGCGACTCCCACCGTGCCGGAGAGGGTGAACAGCAGGTTCTGGGCGGTGTAGGACACCACGTTCTGTTCGATGTACTCCACCGGCCCGCCGTCCCCCTGGGCGGTGCGATTGGCGTACTCGATCACCGGCGTCCGCACCTCCCGCGACGCATCCGGCTGGAAGGTGACCGTGCCCGCGGCGTAGTTCACCACCGCCCCGGCAACGCCCACCAGCCCGCCCACGCCGTCATCCCGCGCCGTCAACTGGCGCGAACCGTAGGGGGCATGGGACACCGTCCAACTCACCTTCACCGTGCCCGGCAGCACCTGGGTATCCGGCAGGGTCAGCGTGATCGTGCCGTCCGGGTTGCGCCCTGGGCTGGCGAAGCTGGCGGCCAAGGGGGTTCCGTGGGAATAGGCCAGGGTCAACACCGCCCCGCCCGCCGGCAGATACTTGGGATACCACAACACCCGGTTGGCGGAGTAATCCACCTCGCCGACCGCGTCGCCTTCCAGATTGCCCGCCCCGTCATCCGTCGCCGTCCGGGTGGCGGTCCCATCCGACCAGGTCAGGGTATAGGTGCCCGGCGCGCCGCCGGGCTGCGAGCCTTGCACCGCCAACCCCACCGGCGCGGAACCGCCGGAGCGGTCCACATCCGTCACCGCCGAACCCCACACCAACAGAATCGCGCTCCCCACGTCGGGCAGCGCCCCCAGGGTGCAGACCAGCGAGCCCGAGGAGTAGTTGATGGAGCCCGCCCCGAAGGAGGTATCCGCCCCCTTCAAGGAACCGCTCCCGTCGTCCCGCAACACATACCATTTGCCCTGGGCCATGTAGTGCAGGGCGCAGCCCCCCGGCGCCGGCGGCGGAACCAGGATGGTGGAAATGGTCCCCGAGCGCCCCTCGGGCGTTACCGGAATCTGCCGGGTCCGGGGCGACCGGGACGGGGCCGCCGCCGGGGTGAAGTCCGCCGTGTGCGAGCCGCTCAGGCTGGAGGCGGTCAGGGTCAACACCCCGCCGGCGTAATCCGCCGCCCCCACCTCGGCCCCGTTCACCAGCAGCTTGCCGCCGCGATCGGTCACCGTCACCCCATTCACCGCCACCGAGAGCGAACCGGGCAGAAAGCCCTGGCCCAGATAGAAGGGGTGGGTGGCGTCCCAAGTCCCGTACCAGCTCAGCGTCACCGGCGCGCCGCACACCGCCAGGGGGGCGCTATCGGCGTGGGGCTTGGCGTCGGCGATGGCGGATTCCGCCTGGCTGGTGGGAACGATCTTGGTGAAGATGTCCGCCACCTGCACCGCCATGTCTCCCAGCGCCGCCGGACTGGTGAGCAGGGTCATCCCGTAATAGCGCGCCGCATCCGCCACGATGGTCTTGTGGACCTGGGCCATGATGCTGTGGGTCTGCCCGCGCTCCCCATAAAGCGAAGGCGAACCGCCGTTGATGTCCCGCTCCAGCGGGTCCGACAGGGTGAGGGTGATGACCTGCTGCTGGAACGCCGTCCCCCCCTGTTCCACGAAGTCGCGCACCACCGACTCGCTGGCGAGGACGCGGACGAACTGTTCCTCTTGCGTGACCAGGCCGCCGTCGTAGAGGATCACCAGCGTCTCCCCCACCGCCGGCATCTCGATCGCCGGATGGGCCAGCAGCAGCGCCGCCTTCTGCCCGGCGGTGTGCCAGTCATAGAAATAGGCCTCGAATTTCGGCCCCCGCGCCAGATAGGCCTCCAGCCGCGACTGCGCCGCCGGCCGCATATCGTCCCAATCGCGGGTGGAGAACAGGGCCACGCCCACCAGCGGATCCTCCGGCAGTTGATCGATGATCGCCCCGGACCCGTAATAGGCCTCCCGGTTATCCGCCGTCACCGCCGCGAACGCCTTGCGCAGGCTCACCCGGCCCATCGTCCGGTCCAGCTCCGAGATGTCGGGGAACAGGTTATTGGAAACCCCGTCCATCACCTCGTTGGGCGACATCGGCCCGCCGCCGTACTCGGAATCGTCCAGGCCCGAGGAGGCCATCAAACGAATGTCTTGGTCCGTGATCGGCATTGAAAACCTCTTAAACCTGAATAAAACGTAGCTTCACGGTGTACAGCGCATCCGCCGGCGGATCGCACCAGGATTGCAACGGCGTTGCCTCCAGCGCAACGCGGGCGTGGTCGAACAGCACCGTGCGCGGCGTCCCGCGCAGGGTCAGGGTCATCTCCTTCCCCGCCGCGGCGGCCCAGGAGCGCAGCGTATCCAGCGTCGCCCGCGTCACCACCGCCTGATCCGGCGGCGACTCCAGGGTGATCTCGCGTCCCGCCAGCTTGGCGGACGACTCCACCACCAGCGCCCCTTCCACCCCGTACTCGGCGGATTGGGCCACCGGCGACCAGGACCACTCGTCGGGCCAGGCCAGATCGGCGGGCAGGGTGAGGGTGTCGAGGGTGATAGCCATCAGCGGCGCACCAGCGAGCGGGGCAGCGGTTCAGTGAGCCGCGCCGCGAAACCGGCATCGGTGCGCAGCGCCCCCTCCACGCGCGCCAGGCGGCTGGATAGGTTGGACAGCTCCTCCTCCTGCTCCTGGACGATGCGACGCAACCGGGCGATTTCCGTCTTTTCCGTGTCTTCCGTGCGGTCCGTGGTCAAATCTTCATTCGGCTGATTCATCGCATCACCGCCCTAAAGAGTCGTCCACGGAACACACGGAAGACACGGAAGTAGAGGAAAACAAATCCGATTGGAGCTTGGCGGATCGCCCTTTTGGCATCCGCCCTTCCGTCTTTTCCGTGTGTTCCGTGGTCAAAACTTCATTCGGCCGACTCATCGCATCACCGCCCCGCTCAGCTCTAGAATCCGCAGCAGCCCATCCGCCGCCCCATCGCCATCGCCCCAGAGGGATACCGACTGCCCCCCGCCCGGCGCGACAAACTTGATCTCCACTACCTTCGCCGGCGCCGCCGCTACCCGCTCCGGCGTCACCGCCGCGGCCGGCCGGATCGTCTCCCGCGCTACATCGGTGGCGCGGGTTCGCGAATCCGCCACTCCAAGCGTCCGGTCAACCGCCGTCGCCGACTCCCTGGCCGCCTGAATCGTCTCCTCCTCCCGCCGCGCCGCCTCTTGTCGGGCCGCCTCGGCATTCGTCTTGGCCTGGTCGGCATCGGCCTTGATCCGGTCGATAGTCCGTTTATGAAACTCCTCCGCCAGCTTCAGCGACGCCTTCAGCTCCGTCTCCGCCTCCCGCTGCCCGGCCCGCTTGGCCTCCGCCAGTTGCGCCTCCAGATCCGCCACCTGGCCGGCATAGCGCCGCTCCTCGATGGCGGCCTGGTTGCCGTCCATCTCGTCAAGTTGATCTTGCAACGCCTCCCGCGTCGCCTTCGCCGACTCCAGCAACGCCATTTGCTGCTGACGCACCCGCTCCAACGCCTGGGAGAGGTTCGACAGGTTCACCCCGTCGAGGTCCGCATAGCGCCGCAGCAGCGAATCCGCCCAGCCGAGCGCCCGCTCGGAGGCCCCGCCGGCATCCGCCAGCGCCGCCGCCGCCGCATCGATACTTTCTTGGGCCGTCGCCGCGTAGGCCGCCGCGCTGGCCTGGCCGCGCTCCTCAACCGCCTTCGAAGTGGCCTCGAACTCCTTTCGGATCGCCTCCGACCGCGCCACGAACCCCTGATGCGCCGCTTCCGCCTCGGCCGTCACCCGCGCCAGCCGCTCCGCCGCGCTCTCGGTAGCGGCCGCCAGCTCATCGGTGAGGGCGACAGCCTCCCGGAGCCCGCCGCCCGGATGCCACTCCTCCCCGGCCTGCGCCGCCCGGCGCATCGCCGCGGCGGTCTCCACCAGCAGCTTGTTGTATTGCTCCAAAAACCCGCCGCCGCCCACCAGGGCCTCCAGCCGCTGGGCCTCCAGATAATCCGCCTGGGTCGCCTTGGCCGCCGCCTCGGCATACTCCCCCAAGCCATCGGCCACGATGCCCCAGCGCCGGGCCAGGTCGTCCAGGGAGGTGACCTCCACCCGCGCCGCCTGCGCCGCCCGGCGCTGTTGATCCGCCAGCTTGGCCTGTTCCTCGGCGAGGCGAGCCGCCTCATCGGCCGCCCGCTTGGCGGAATCCGCAAGCTCGTCATTGCTGGTGGCCGCCCGCCAAACATCGGACGCCATCTGCTTAGCCGCCCTGGCCGCATCGTTGAGGGCGTAGGACTCCTCCCGCGCCATCTTCGCCGCATGTTCCGCCGCGGCGATTTGATCTTTCTGTTCGGCGGTGAGGTTCTTGACCCCGCCCGCCTGAAGAATCAGCGCCTCCTTGATCCGCCGGGCCGCATCGAGGGCATTGCGCGCCTCCTTCTCCTTGTCCGCCGCCGTAATCCGCGCCTGATCGGCCTCCAGCCGCGCGATTTCGTAGGCCGCCCGCGACGCCGTTACCTCATCCTGGCGCGCCTCCGCCAGCTTCTTGACCTGTTCCTGCTGCGCCTTCTTGCCTTCGACGATCTGCATATTGAGATCGTGATCCCGCTGCTGCTGGGCGCGTTCCAGCTCCAGGGCCTTGATGACATCCTGGAGCGCGTCGGCATAGCGCAACTTGGCCTCCTTGGCCGCCTCGGTGGCATCCGCCACCTGTTGTGTAGCCTCCTTCCCTGCCAGCTCCTGGGCCTCCAACTCCTTCAGCTTGTCGCGGAGCTGAATCGCGCTCAGCGACAGCCGCTCGTGCTCCTCGCGGACGTTCTCCTGCCCGGCCTTGAGCAGGATGGTCAGCCCCTCCAGCCGGTCCTCCACCTGGGCCAGCTCCGCCTCGGCATCGGCCCGGCGCTTGGCGACGCTGGCCCCCAGCTCCTGGGCCGCGTTCAACTCCTTCAGCCGCTGCTGCGCCGCCTGGTATTCGGCGGCGAGTTGTTTGACCCGGTTGGACTGGTCGCCATACATCTCGGCGGCGACCTTCGCCCGCAGCTCCTGATCACGCTGAGATTCGAGCAGCCTATCCGACGCCTCCAGTTGGGCCTCCATCGCCTGCACATCCTTGGCCGCCGCTTCGATTTTCTTGGCCAGTTCGGGGGTCAAACCGCCCACCGCCTTGGCCTCCGCTTGCAGCGCCTCCAGCCTCTGTCTGGCGGTGGTCAGCTGGGCCTCTTCGGCATCGGCCTGCAACACCGCGAGATCGGTCTTGCGCTGGGCCACCTCCACCGCCGCGGCGAGGGCCGCCGCCTCGTTGCCGCTGGCATCCGCCACCCGCTGGGCCGCTTCGGCGGCGGCCAGGTTCGACTCGCCCAGCGTCTTGTTCTGTTCGGCTGCGGATTTGATCGCCGCATCCACCGTGGTGATGGCCGCGGCGGTCTTTTGGGAGGCGTCCGCCGCCTTCTCCGCCGCCGTGGCGGTCTCCTTCAGCCCGGAGGCCGCGCCCTTGCCCGCGTCGTTCAACCCATAGAGCGAATCGGCGGCATCCCGGACCTGTTCCGCCGCCTGCTCGAATTCATCCCGCAGCGCCTGTGGCGCATCCGCCCAGTTGCCGGTTGCCAGCGCCGCCGCCAGCACGCCCATTGAATCAATGGTGGCCTTGGCGTAGCCCGTTACCCCAGCCAGCCCCACCCCTAACCCAGCGACGGCCTCCCGGAGGTTTCTGAATACTTCGGTGGCGGCCTCCCCGCCACCCGCGTTGCCCAAGGCGGCGAAGGCGGCGGTGACCGTGTTCATCAACCGGGTGAACTCAGCGGATAGCCCTTTGATCTCCCCCGTCCCGCCGCCCATCTTTTGCAGCTCTTCGGCGAACTTGGGCAGGAAGTCCTTGGCGAGTATTTGCCCGGACTCCAGCATCTTGGAGAACTCCGCCTCCGTCACACCCGCCGCCCTGGCAGCCGCGCTCATCGCCCCCGGTAGCCGTTCGCCCAGCTGCCCGCGCAGCTCCTCGGCGGATACCGTGCCCTTGGAGAGCATCTGGCCAACGGCCTGTAGCGCCCCCTCGGTATCGGCGGTCGATTTGCCAAGCGCCCCCATCGCCCCCGCCACGGCGGAGAAGATTTGGCGCGTGTCTTCGGTAGAGACGCCCGCCCCCCGCGCGGCGGCGGCCAGCCCCACATAGGCCCGTCCCGCCTCATCGATGCCCACCCCCAGCCGCTGCGCCTCGGCGCGCACGAACTGGAGCGCATCCGCCCCCGCCTCGGCCGATCCGGTGGCGGCGGTCAAGCCGCGGGAGAGGGTTTCGGCGGAGGTGGCGGCGTCGAACATCTGTTTGGCGACCATCGCGATGGCCGCCAGCCCCCCCGCCTGCTTCAGGGAGTCGAACCCGCCGGCCGCCTCCTGGGCGCCCCGTCCGGCCTGGCGCTGGGCCTCGGCGTTCTCCTTGGCCTTTTGCGCCGCTTGCTGGTGCTGGGCAGAGGTATCGGCGATGCGCTGCTTCAGCTCCGCCAGCCGCCCGGAGAGGTTGACGCTGTTGCGGGTGAGGTTCTCGGTATCCAGCCCCGCCGCCTTGGCGCGGTTTCGGACCTTGTCCAGCTCCCCGGCGAGGGAGGCGGATTTGGTCCCCAGTTCCGCCGTGCGATCGGTCTGTAGTTTGAGGGCGGTTTCGGCCCGTCCGTACTCGGATGTCGCCTCCTTAACCGCCGCTCCCTGCCGGGAGAGATCGGCATTCGCCTGCTCGATCGCCTTGCCGGTGGTCTGCACCGCCGCCTTCAACCCAGCCTGTTTTGCTTGGGCCTGGTCGTAGGCCGCGCCGGCGCTCTTTACCTCGTTTCCGGCCTGGTCGATGGCCGCGGCCAGCTCCCGCTCCGATTTTTCGAGCTGGCGGGCGGCGTCGTTGGAGCGCCCCATCTCGCCCCGGTAATCCTGGAGCTTGGATTCGGCCTCGGTGATGGCGTCTTGAGTCTTGGCCAGCCCCTTCCAGGCGGCATCGGTCTGGCGCTGGTTCTCCGCCGAGGCGACGCCGGTGAGATTGAGCTGCTTGGCGTATTCGGCCTCCGCCTGCTCCGCCTGCGTCAGCTTGGCGCGCGTCGCCTCCAGCGCCTGGGTGTACTCCTCGGAGGGATCGGCCCGATAGGCCTCCTGGAGCCGCTTGATCTCCCCGCCGTAGCTGGCCGTCTCCTGTTTGGCCCCGGCCAACTTCGCCCGCATCGCTTCCAAGGCCTGGGCGTTGGCGTCGCTCTTATCGGCCCGATAGGCGGCCTGCAACGCCTTGACCTCGGACGCATAGCCGGCCGCGGCATCCTTCGCCTCGCCCAGTTTGGCGCGCTCCGCCTCAATGGCCTCCTTAATCTTTGACTTGTCCGACCGGTACGCGGCCTGAAGCGCGTCCATTTCGCCCCGGTACTCCGCCACGGCCCCCTGGGCCTCGGCATAGGCGGACTCCAGGTTGCGGGTTTCGGTGGCGAAGGTCTGCTGGCGGGTTCCCAGCTTGTTGACCGCATCGAGCTGGCGGGCGAACTCCGCCCGCAGTTCCGCGATCTGGTTTTTGGTGGCCTGGATGTCATCGGCGTAATCGGCGGCGGACTGGCGCGCCTTGCCGAGGGCCGATCCATTGGCGGAGGCGGCCTGTTCCAGCCGCGACATCTCCGCCTTGGCCGCCTTGAGGGCGTCGGCCGCGGCGTCCAGTTCGCCGGAGGCCCCGGCGAGGGCGGTCTTAAGGGCGGTCTGCTCTTCCGCCAGACGGACCACGGCGTCGAAACTGGCGCGATACCCCTGCTCGGCATCGGCCAGGGCGGATTCCGCCGCGGCGAACTTTTGGGATAGGTCGGCCTGGGCCTGTTCGGCGTTGGCCAGGGCCTTGGCGACTTGATCGGCCGCCTCGGAGACGGCGACCAGGGCGGCCTGGGCGGCCTGCTGTTTGGCGAGCTGCTGAAGTTCGCGGGCGAGCGGTCCGGCCGCCGCGGCGGCTTCATCGGAGACGCCGGCCAGATTCTCCACCTCGGCGGAGAGACCGGAGATTTGCCCCTGGCCCTCTACGCGCGCCTTGATCAGGACGCCGGTTTCGATGGTTTGGCCGGCCATGTCTTACACCACCACCCCAGCGCCAACCCCATCCGGCAGTTCCCGCAAGCGCCCGAAATGTGCCAGTTGCAGCAGCCCATAAAGCTGCTCCCCGGTGGGGTACTCCGCCGGCCAGTCGCCCGCCAGGATGATATTCCCCGCGCTGTCGTGGATCGGATATGAGAGGGTGCGCCGCCGCACCTCCCCACCCGCCGCGTCCAGATCGGCGAGCTGGACGATATGGGCGTCGCCTTCCAGATCGGTCGTGATTCGGAGGATGCGTACCGAGTGAATCTCGATATGCAGCGGATCGGTCAACTGGTAGGACATCAGTCCTCCCCAAACACCAGCCGGAACCCCAGCGTAGCCGAGGCCCCGGAGACGTTCTGCACCCGCACCAAATACTTTTCGGACGGCTTCAGAATGAACCGCCCATCCTGTCCGTTGCCGCCGCCAATCGTCTTGTCGCCAGCGAGCAGCATGGCGTCCACGGAGATCCCGGTATCGGTGACGGTCGCCCCCTGGTAGATCGCCAGTCCGTTGGCGCGGTTCGACTGCCGGTTGTAGTTTCTGATGTTGGTAACCGCCGTGCCGTTGGCGGAGACGATGGTCCCCTCGTAGAGGTCGATGTAGACCGGCGCGCTGGTGGTGGAACACTCCATCGTCAACAGCTCGATATGAGCCGGGGTCGCCGGGGTCACCAGCAGCATGTCGAGGGTGGCGTTGTTCGCCAGCGTCAACCGCGACGCCATGCCGTAGACCAGCCCCGCGTCCACCAGGGCGGAGCGGTAGTCCTGCATCACCAGCCGCAGCGGGTCGCCGCTGGAACCAGCGCCCAGGCTGAATACCTGCTTGAGGTCGCCGTTGCCGTCGAGTACCGGGTGCATCAGGCCATGACCCCCAACCAGTGCGAATTACGGGCGGCGGAGAAATCCGCCTGCCCTGGATACGATTGCGCCCCCATCGGGGCGAAGCGGTGGAGCAGGTTTCCGAGCCTGAGCACCAGGTGGCCGCTGGCGGCATCCGCCGCCAGCTCCCCATCCTCTACATCCGCGAGCGCCGGGTTGGCCAGCGCCCGCAAATGGAATCCGACCCCGTCCCCCGGCGGCAGCTCCTCCAGCCGTCCGGAGAAGCTGAGCACCAGGGGACGGCGCACCGCCACGGCTTAGGCCCGGATCACGCCGTCGGTGGCCTCGAAGGCGATATCGGTCGCCGATACCGCGCGGCCGATGTACTGCACCACGTTGCCCGCGCCGGTGGGCGGGGTGGTGGTGACCTGGCCGGCGGTGGTGTTGAGGTAGTAGCGGGCGCCGGGGGTGAGCCCGGTGAGGCCGCTCATCAACCCCTCGTAGTAGACCGTGGCGGGATCGTCCGCCGCGTAGGCCTGATCCACGAAGGCGTCGCACTCCTTGCCCGCCGCGGTGGCATCCGCCTTGCGCACCTTGATGGTGCCGCCGTCGTCCCAGATGTTGACCGGGCCGGCCACCAGGGCCTCGGAGGCCACCAGGGTGGAGGCGTCGTCGCCGAACCCGGCGGGCATCATCGAGATGTCGAGCCGCCCGTTGGAGTCCAAGGCCGGGATGGCACCCGCGCTGCCGGCCCCCGCGCTGGTGACCAGCGCCGCCTCTTCCTGCATCCGGCCATTGCTATTGAGCTTGATGAACTTCGCCACGTCTTATCTCCGGATCGATCGCTCGATCTTGATGTCGATTAAATTCGGCGCGATGGCCCGGCCCACTTCGGCCAGGTACGCCCCGTCGCTTGGCGGGGTCTGGGTCAGCACGCCGCCCGCCCCCGCGAACACCACCTTCCCCGCCTCCCAGGCCCAGGAAGGCTCCCGCATCTCGCCGGCGCGGCGGATGGTGACCGCCTCCCCGGCGTAGCTCGCCCCCGTGGCGACGCCGAAGATGAGATCGGCGTGCCCCGCGTTGTCCGGATCGGCCAGCATGGCCCGATCGTCCGCCCCCACCACCACCACCCGGTGGCCGCCGATGTACTCGCCGGCGAGCTTCACCGCCAGCGCATCCACCAGCCCGCCGGGCGGACCCGGCGGCCCCATCGGGCCTTGCAGCCCTTCGGTGATTACTTCGGTGACCTGCTCGCCGACCACCACCGTCTCCCCCGCCGCGTCGGCGGTGACCACCTCCACGCCCGGCGATGGCTCCACGGCCACCGTAACCCGGTCGTCGGAGGATTCGATCGCCAGCCCCTCGGCATCGGGGACGATTTCCAGAGATGCCCCGTCCGGCGTTACCAGCGTGGGCTCCTCAGTCGTGTAGATCCCGTCGCTCATTGCACCCTCACCTGGCCGCGCCAGATCAATTTGCGTTTACCCGCCGGATCGGTGCGCCACATCTTGAAGGCCCCTGCGGCGAACGGCAGGGCCGCCGTCTCCTCATCCTCCAGCCAGAACCGCAGCCGCCCCTGCACCCCATCGGCGTTCAGCAGAATCTTGCCGTTGGCGTTGGTGAGGAGGTAGGACTGCCCGCTGCCGTAGGTGATGCGGCACTCCACCGCGTAACCGGTCCAGTCCAGCGGCAGGCCGCCCGGCTTCCACACCGCGCTCCAGTCGAAGGTCTCCCCCGCCTGAATGGTGATGATCCCGGTGGGCGGGGCGGAGGCGTGGGCGTTTAGCTGGGCCATGTTGATGCCTTAGTTCGGCAGCGCGTCGATGCGCATGAACGGCCCGAAGTCGGTGTCGCTCTGGAACTCCTCCACGTAGTAGGCCGTTCCTTCCAGGGTCAGCGGGCTTGGATCGTCGCTAATCCAGGAGAAGTCGCCGGACATCGCCAGGCTCAGCTTGGGAATACACAGGCGCGCGGTCTGCCCCTCTTCGTTCTTGCCGTTGAACACCAGCCCCTTGCGGATGCCGGAGGAGCTGAAGGCGGCGATGTTGCCGTATTCGGCGTAGCTGTAGGCGGCCTTGAACGGCTGCACGAACGAACCCAGCGCCAGCACCTTGATACGCCCCTGGGCGGCGTCTTCCACCGCATAGTTGGTTCCCGCCACCAGGGTGGCCGGGGTGCCCGCGCTGTCGGTGACGACGATGGAACTGGCCTTGGGGTGCTTCAAAAACAGGTAGTCGCCCGCGGCCACGGTGGGGAACACCTCGCCGGTCACCGTGCCGGCGGGCTTGAGCACGCTCTCGGCGTAGAAGGCCGCGGCCAGCATGTCGCGGTCCCAGCCCACCATCTCCAGCTTGATTTTGAGGCTCTTGGACTTGGTGTATTCCGAGATATCCAAGCGCTGCCCCGAGCAGGTCTCCTTGACCGTGCCCACTTCGCGGGCGGGGGTGCAGGTGAGGGAGCGGTTGGCGCAGCCCACCTTCTTGAGGTTGACCAGGTAGCCCATTTCGGGAGTGCCGTTGACGGCGTCGAAGTCGCCGAAGTAGATCGGGCCTTGCCCGTTCCAAAGCATTTGCGCGCCCATCAGTTATTCACCTCTTCGGTCTTGCCGGGCTTGGCCGGCTTGGTGGTTACGGGTTCGGCGACCTTGATGCCGGCCAGCCATTGGGCGTCGGCGTCGGCCAGGTCGAGTTCCGCGCCGGCGGGGTAGTCGCGCCCGGCGTGGGTATGGGGTTTCAGTAGCTTCACGCGCATGGGGTCATCTCGGTTAGGGTTACGGTCCAGACAAGTGGAAAATGCAGTGTTCCCAGGACATATATGGGTGGAATCGGATTGGCCAGGCGCAGCGTTCCGTAGCCTTCCAACGGCGGCTTCCAGCGGTGCAGGGCTTCGAACACGGTATCGGTCAGCGGCCCCGCCTCATCTCTCGCCCCCGCGCCTTCCCGCACCTCCTTGAGATTCCTGACGGCCACCATCGTGAGCCATTTCAGGGTCAGCTTGATCATCCCGCCCTTGTCTTCCTCCACCGTGTAGCCGCCGTAGATCACGTCCACCGCCGGGACGGGGCGCGTGCCATCGGTGGCGGCCTTGATGTCCGGCAGGGTCAACACCTTGATCGTGGACGGTAGCTCGGCTTTCAGCCGGGCCACCAGCAGCGGTTCCAGGGCGAGGAGGTTCATAGGAACCCTCCGCGTCCCCTACTCCACAGCGCATCCCCGCCGTTGGTCATTTCGATATGGGCTTGTTCCGCCGCCGGCTGCACCGCCCAGGCGCAGCCCGGCAGGTCGATGACGCCCTTGGATATGGCGGCCAGTCGCTCCTCGGCCAGCTTGGCGTCGGCGGTCACTTTTGGATCCGCGGCATCTTTCCAGAGCCGATGGCGGGTGAGGGCGCAGCAGATCCACACCAGCAGATCCGGGACTGGCGATACCGGCACCGCGTAGCGGCGGCCGATGTAGCCGTCCATCAGGCTCTCCACCCCCGCGCGGGCGGTTTCTAGCACCCCCGTATCGAGCACCGCGCCGGCCTCGCGATCGGTGAGCTGGATCAACTCCAGCTCGCCGCAGTGGTCGATCAGTTGGGCCTGGGTGGCGTAGGCCATCGCGGCTTACTTCACGTCCTGGACGATCAGCATCGGATCGGCGCGCAGGGCGGCGAGCTGATCGGCGGAGAACTCCTTGGTCTCCACCTCGGTTGGGGCGACGCTCCAGGCGCGGCCGGCGCGGCGGAAACCCTCGGAGCGGGCGATGACGCACAGCTTCGCGGGTTCGATCTTTGTTTCGTCTTTTGGCATGTTGGTATCCAGTGGTAATATCGTTTTGCCAATGTTTTCCCCGCGCTCGCGGGGATGAACCGCTGCCCATCAAGCCCAAAACCATCATCGTCGGGTGTTCCCCGCGTCAGCGGGGATTTCTAAGCGGCCATCTCGGTTCGAGATGGCCGCCTCCTTTCATCAAGTCAAATACGGCACTTCCAGCACCTGGAAGCGACCGGCCCAGACGTTGCTCACCCCCGCGTTGCCGCTTGCCACCAATTGGGCGTCGGCTATCTTCAGCGCCGCCGCGAGATTGGACGGCCCGCAGATGATGGTGTTGGGGTTCAGGTTCAGCTTCGCCCCGCTCGGCTTGCGCTGCCCCATCAAGGCGGTGCGCCCGGCCACCACGTTGGCCTCGCTCAGGGTGTCCTTGCTGCCGTAGATCGTCTGGAACAGCCCGAAACCGGCGTTGTAACGGGCGTCGCAGCCGTACTGGTACTCGCTGCGCTCGAATACGTTGTCATCCTCCATCCGGTCTTTGGCGGTGAAGGCCAGCTTGCGCCGCTCCTGGAAAATGACCGGCTTGAGCGGCTTGCTCAGGTCGGCGAGGAACCAGGCCGCGCCACTGCCGCCGCCGGTATTCGAGAAGGTCGTCTCGGCCCCGTTGGCGTCCCATGTCAGATGGTCGGAGTCGAAGAAATACTGCCCGTCCCACGCCAGACCCTTGGTGGCGGCGAAGCCGGCCAGCAGCAGGTCCCACACCAGCAGCTCGGGGTGTTCGCCGGCCTCCGCGCCCAGCATCTGCATCGTCGGGCCGTAGATGCCCAGGTTGTCGTCCTCGATGTCCTCGCGGCGCACCCCGACCGTGCTCTCCCAGGTCTTGTTGCTGAGCTGGTAGGCGCGCTCCTTCAGGTTGTGAATCAGCCGCTCGCCGATCCATTCGCGCATCCCCGGCATTCCCTCCAGCCAGCCGTAGGTGTTGAGGGCGGTGGTGCTGGGGACCATCGTGGATACCCGTTCTCGCAACTTGGGAACGGACTCCAGGCCGCGCTGGAAATCGTTGCGGAAGGTGGTCCGCAGGGCGGCCAAAACCGTGTTGTTGATAACCATCTTTCAGGCCCTCCTTACAGACCCATGCGAACCAGGACGCCGAGGCTGGCGTCCACGTTGACCACCTTGCCGGCGGCGGAGCGCGTGCCGGTGCCATCGGTGAGGGCGACCGTCTGATCGTCCACGATGTAGCAGGTCTTGCCGATGTCGTCGGCGGCGATGGCGTCCGAGGAGGCGCTGTTGCCCCACCAGAAGTCGCCCTCCTTGATCAGCACCTTCACGGCGCCATCGGCCCCGCCAGAGTTGTCGGCGGTGTTTTCGATCCGGCCCAGGGCCACCAGCGTGGTAGCGGTTACGCCCGGCTTGGCTAGGCCATCGGCCTGATCGAGGCAACCGATGCCGCCCTGATGGCAGACCTTGCCGGCGTCCACCGGCAGCTCGTGGAGGCTTCGCCCGGCGTTGCCGGACTCCTTGGTATTGCGCGCGGCGCTGAGTGCAGCCATCGATTAACCCTCCTGCTCGGCCATGCGGGCCTTGATGAAATCGTCCGGGCTGTAGCCCATCGCCTTGCATACCGCCAGCTCATCGGCGTTGAGGGTCGGGGAACCCCCGCCCACCCCGGCCGGCTGCTTGCCCCCGGTCTGGCTGGCGGTCAGCGCCGCGATGGGCTGGGCCTGGGCCAGATAGTCCCGCAGCGACTGGACGCTGGTGGCGGCCAGGCCGCGCGCCCAGGCCTCCATCGTCGGCAGGATGCGCCCGTCGGCCAGGCCGGCGGCGATCAGGCCGTCCACCTCGCGGGCGGTCTCGCCCGCCTTGAGGGCGGCGATTTCGCCTTGGAGCTGTGTTACCAGCGCCAGGGGGGCGGCGGAGGCCGCGGCGGTCTGGGCCTGATCCAGTTGGGAGCGCAGCCCGTCGCGCTCGGTGATCAGGGTGGAGAGGGCTGCCAGGGCCGCCAGCTCATCGGCGTCTTCGGGCAGACCAAGGGGTTTCAGCAGCGATTTCATGCGCAGCGCATCCTCTGAGGTGGGTGAAGCGGAAGCGGCCCCGACGGGTTTGAAGCCGTCGATGGCCGGGGTATTGAGCAGGGCGACGTGGAGCAGCTCCAGCACCTCGCCCGAAGCGGGGTCGTAGCGGAACACCGGCGAGCCGTAGCGGAACTCTCCGGCGTCGATGGCGGCGGCGGCCTTGGCGGTCCACTCCGGCGCCGGGTCGAACAGGCCGCGACCTTCGTCCCAGACGAGGCGGGCGGGATCGATCCACCCCGCCGCGGGGGCGGGCTGGCCGTTCTTCTCGGCAAGCAGGGTCTGGTGGCCGTAGTCGATGGCGATCTTAAGCCCCCGCCCCCTGGCGGCGGCGATCACCCGCGCGGCGGAATCAGCGGAACAGCGCCAGGGGCCGGAGCCCAGCAGCGCCCCCTGGCTGGCGCGGAACTCACCCGACGGGAAGATCTGGAACGCGCCCATCGACGGGCGATGGGGCCGCCCCGTCGAAGGGTCGGTCCCTGAGCCTGCCGAAGGGAGTTCCACCGTGCAGGCGGCGACGTTGGGAGAGGAGAGCTGGCTGAGTGGCGTCCGGTTCATGGTGCACAGGATGCCGGGTCGCGCGAAGGCGTTGCAGGCGGAATGGATTCCGCCTGACTTGGGCAAAAAGAGGAAAGGTAGGATGCGAGCCTGGAAGCGGAGCTTCCAGGGGGCGGCAAGCCCCCGGAGAACGTTTATAAACGGGGTCTAGGCGCTTCGGCGGGCGATGGCAGCGGGTGGGGCGCCGGGAGCGTCTGAGGGGCGCTTATTTGGCTCTTCTCGTTCCCACGCTCCAGCGTGGGAATGCAGAGTGCGCCGCTCCAGCGGCGCGTGGATAGAGGTGGTTATGCTTAAAGCTCTCAGGTTTGTGAGCGTAATGGGGCTTTATACCGGCACCGCGTCAATGGCGCTCCAGGCCGCCAACGTCGCCCCGTGCCTGTATGTCGGGATCGCGCTCGGTCTTGGCGCTTCCTGTGCGGCGCTTTACGACATGATTAAGTGCAGCACGCCCAACTAAATGAACCCATCGAACCGATCATCGCGGGGCGCTACCTCGGCGTATTGCGGGCCGGTATCCCGCTTGCACCCTGGACAGTAATAGCCGTCGCGGCCGTTCGCCAACATGACCTGGGGCGGGAAGGTGCAGCGGCAGAGGGGGTAACCAAGCGCTTGCGCCAGGGCCGCGTCGGATCTCCGCAGTTGCTGGTCAGCCTGTTCGATGGCGCGGTCCATTTCGGGCCGGCGATCCACCGGGATCAACTCCTTGGCCGCCTTCATCACGTCCAGGGCCTGTTTAGCCAACACAACCCAAAACCCCACTTCGGAATCCGCCATGACGATTTACCTCTACGCAATGTTTGCTCTTTTCTTTTTTACCTTCGCCAATGCGCTGCGGCGCATCGGAAAGGGCCAATACCCGCAGCAGCCGCGACCAACCACCCTGGGCGAGGAGATCGCCGGGGCGTTGCTGGACTTCGCGACCATCTTGTGGACCTTCGCCCTGCTGGTGCTGTAGCCCCGCCGCCTTCACGCCCGGCCCCAGGGCCGGGCTCCAGGGGCTGTAACCGAAACCTACCCGCTGGAACTGCTCCAGCTGCCGGAGTATCGAATGAACAATAAAACCAAACCAGATGCCTACTTAAGCGCAACGGATTTTGAAGTACTCCGGCAGGCGCTTGAGTCTGCTAGGACGAAGTCTCGTCGTCTGATGCTGGAGTCAGCCCTCCTTCAATCACGCCACGAAACCAGGATGGCCGATTGGCGGGCGAAGGCAGCCCAACTGATTGTTCCGGAAAGTCGGAGAAAAGCGCTTCCCGGCTGCCGTCGATGTATGGCTGAAATTGCTTCCGCAGCAGCGGCGCGAGTTCGCCAGCTTTGGCGATTTCTTGTTCGAGCAGGAAGATGAAGCCGCTTCTGGACGCCCCCAGATGCTTCATCAGCAATTGCAAAATGTAGCGATCCGTAGTCCCGCGCAGGTTGGCGTCAGCCTCCACTTTGACCTTCAGCTTATCGACCAGAACGCAGACCGCATCGACACGCTGGCCGACCACCTCAAGCACGGGAAGCGCCGCGTCAATCTGCTCGTGGATCGACATGAGATGCCGATGATGGAGGTCGCCTCGCGCCTCGCCGATCTCTACGCTCTGCGTCAGCATGGCGGCGATGCGCTGGAGCTGCTCCTCAAGCGCGTCGATTCGGTCATTGATGTTCATAGGTCTCTCTCCACGGTTTATGGTTGGGATGGTTATCCCGCCTTCTTCCTCACCGAATCCTTCGGAACGGCCCCAGGGCCGGGCTCCACTACGCCCGCTTTTTCACGTCCTTGAGTTCGCCCGCGATCCGTTGCGCCTCCGCGGCGCACAGGGCCACCCGATCTATGGCCCGCTGATCCTCCTCCGCGCAGGCGCGGTAGTTGTCCAGCAACGCCGTTTCGCGCGGGGTGATTGCGGAGCCTGAGCTTGTCGAAGGCCCTCCGCCCGTTCCCCCCGTCCGCTGCCCGGTGAGGATGTAGAGCATGTCTACGCCAATCTTGCCGAGTGCCGAAAGCTGCACCGCGGTTGGGGCAGTAGCCCCCTTTTCCCATTCTATGAGCGTCCGCTTAGCCGCCCCGGCCGCCTCGGCAAACTGAGGCTGCGTAAGCCCCAGGCGCTCGCGCTCCTCTTTAATCCGGTCGCCAATCTCGCTCATGCCGATTTCTGCACTTTTTCATTGACAGGTGCCGAATTCGGCACCATACTAAACCCACACAAGCCCACTTTAACGCAATACGAAAGCAGCCCCAATGGGAAAAGTCCGACAACTGCGCACCCGTGACCAGCTTCTCACTTCGCTTGAGGAGTCTGGGCTCACCGTGGCCGGCCTGGCGGAACGGCTTGGGGTCCCGCGCACCGCATTGAGCGACATGCTGCACGGGCGCCACAAGGGCCGCCGCGGGCGGGCGCACGACCTGGCGGTGTTCTTCCGGCTCAAGACCGGAACGATCACCAAACTCACCCACCTGGAAAAAATGAGAGCGCCGCTGTGACCAAACGCCTGAAACCCCGCGCCGTGACCGTCCGCCTCGACCCCAAGCAGGCGGAGTTGATCCGCCTCGCCCTGCTGGCCTACGACGGCCCTTCGCTGCGTCCGGACTGGGAGCCGGAGACGCGGAAGGAATTGACCGCCGCGCTCGACGAACTGCGGCTGCAACTGACCTACTGATTATTCCGCGTCGATCTTGATGGAGTTTGCCATCTGATGAACCTGAAACAGCAGCTCATACGGGCCATAAGGGGTTGCCAGCGCAAAGCCGCAGGCGTCCTGGCACCGAAGCTCTACGCGATGGAGGAAGGGAAATGGGTGGAGCTGCGTCGCGGCGAGCTTCGCCTGGCAGCGGGGGCAGAGCGGACCGGCGATGGCGAGGGGGAGCGGCAGCTCCTCGAAGCCCACCGCGTTGAAGCAGACGCCCCGGTAGCGCAGGGATTTGAACCGCTTGGGATGCCAGTCGGGATGGGCGGCGAAGCTCTGCTCGAAGATCCGCTCAAATTGCCGGACCAGATCGCGCTGCTGCTCACGCTGGGCGTGCAGGTTTCGCTGGAGTACTTCGAGCGCGCCTATGAGGCCGAATACGGCCAAGGCTGGACCCAGGGCATTGGCCGGGCCGACGAAGGGGAAGGCGATGCCGAAGGCGCCGATGGCGAGCAGCAGGGTGATGACGCCAACCGAGTTGGCGGCCCGGTCCACCGCGGCGGACAGGGTATCGGATAGGTTTTTCATGGGGCCTCCCGGCTGGGGTTGTGGTTGGGGAATCCAACTCTAGCACGGGGCAGGCCCCGCCCAATACGGCCCGCTGGAGCGGGCGGGAACGCATTCCCACGCTGGAGCGTGGGAACGATAGGAGCCTTAACCCTTAACCCTTAACCCTAGAGAACAACCATGAACGCACTCCTTTCCATCGAACCCGCCGCACCCTACGCGGGCGACCTGCTGCCCACCCTGCGCGGCAATACCCGCAACGCCGTTGCGGGGCTGTGCGACTACCTGGCCCACCTGAATGACGAGGTGCTGAACGGCCTGGCCCGGAGCGTCTCGGAGGCGATCCACGCTGAGCATGTATTCACCACCGAGCGCGGGCAGTTTATCGAGTACCTGGAGCCGATCCACCGCACCGAACAGCGCGCCGAGGAGATGATCGCTGAGTCCGAGGCGCGGCTGCTGGCGGAGACGGGGCGGATGATCCGCGCCCTGGAGCCCAGCGAGCGGATGCGCATTCTGGAGGAGACCCTGCTCACCCTGCGCGAGTGCTGGATTTCCCCCGGCGAGGAGGTGCCCCCGGTGCTCCAGGACGTGCTGATCAGCTATGAAGATCCCGAGGATGGGATGGTTACGCACATGGCCTACCGCACCAACGAGGATTGGCTGCTCACCGGCTGCGACGAGCTGCCTGTGCCGCAGGCCATCATGGGCTGGCTGCCCCTGCCGGAGGCGATGCAGCCGTGAAAGACACCCTCTCCCCCGTGCGCAACACCCTGGACCTGCTGGCGCTGTTGCCTGGGCACGCGCTCCAGGGGCTGAGCAATAAGGAGCTGGCGGCCGCGTCCGGGCTGAGCCCGCCGCAGGTGAGCCGCTATATCGATGTGCTGGTGACGAAGGGGCTGGCGACGCGGTTGGAGACCGGGCGCTATGCCCCCGGTTCGCGGCTGCTGGGGATGGCGGTGGCGCATGCCGACGAGCTGGCGGATGCCAGCCAGCGGCTGCACGAGATCAAACAACGGGTGGCCAGCGTGGCCGCCCAGTACCGACCGGAGTAGAGCAATGGCGAGAACGGCAACAACGACGGACGTGGCGGCGATCCAGGCGCGGGCCAACCCGCTGGGCGAGACCGGCATGGTGGTGGGGGCGCAGATGCAGGTGGAGGCGAGCGCGTTGGTGGGCATGGTGAGCGAAGAGCAGGTGCGCCTCTCCGAGATGATCGGCGCCATCAAGATGGCGATGATCAACGAAAAATTCCTTAACGTGTCGCGAGTCAAGATGCTCGCGGAATTGAAGGAATCCAAGCAATACAAAGGGATGCTTGTCAACGGTCCGGGCAAATTGTCCCGACGCGTCGGGACTTGGGAGGAGGTGTGCGCGGCCATCGGCCTTTCTGTGAGCATCGTTGACGAAAGCATTCGCAACCTTTCGGTGCTCGGCGAGGCGTTTCTGGAAGACTCCCAATCCCTCGGCCTCGGCTACCGCCAGCTCCGCGCCCTGCGCAAGCTGCCGGACGATGAGCGCGCCCTGGTGCTCAACAACGAAGCGATCCAGACCGGAGACAAGGATGCCCTGATGGAGCTGATCGAGGATCTGACCGCACGCCACGCCAAGGAGAAAACCCAGCTCACCCAGGAGCGCGACGAGGCGAAAGCCCGTTACGAGGCGCGCAAGACGCTGCTGGATCAGCAGGGAGCGGAGGTGCAGTCGCTGCGGGAGCAGGTGGCCCAGTTGCGCAACCCGGCGCCCCACGAGGCGGCGGCGCTGGAGCGGGCGCAAGAGGAGATGGTGGTGAAGTCGATCAAGACCGCGGCGGAGCTGATGCACGCCTCGGTGATGCGGTTTGCCAAGGCGATCGCGGACAGCACCATGATGCAGTCGGAGCCGGTGGAGACCCTGCGCAATGAGACGGTGCGGTGGTTGTTTCAGCGCATCAACCAGGTGGCGGTGGATTACGGGGTGGAGGTGAGCTTCGAGGAGGTGGTGAATCCGCCTTGGCTGACGGCGATGGACGCGGACGGCGACGGCGACCGCGCCCACTGAGCCCCCCCATGACCACCGAGCTGGAACCTATGGACCTCGCGACTCACGACTATCTGCGGGCGTTGGCGGAGAAGCTGGCGGCCACGCCGAAGGGGGGCAAGGATGCCCTGCTGGCGGAGGCGGAGCGCACGCTGTCCCGCCCCCGGCAATGGCTCTATCGCCAGATGGGCGGGCTGGGGTTGATGGCCCCGCGGAAGACGCGAGCGGACAAGGGGAAGAGTTCGGTGATGCAGGAGACGTTGCTGGCGGCGTCGGCGATGACCCACGTCGGGACCCGCGCCAACGGCAAGCGGATCACCACCCTGAAGGCGGCGACGGAGATCGCCGCTGCCCAGGGGCTGGGGCGGGTGGATGAGGCGACGGGGGAGATCGTCGCCCCCCACCCCTCCACCGTGGCCCGCGCGCTGCGCCAGGCCCGGCTGCATCCGGACCAGTTGCGCCAGGCGCACCCGGTAACGCCGCAGGCGAGCAAGCATCCGAACTGGGCGTGGCAAATCGACGTGTCGCGCTGCGTCCTGTTCTATCTGCCGGGCGGAAAGATGGCGGTGATGGATGCGGACAAGTTCTACAAGAACAAGTTGGAGAACATCATCAAGGCGGAGCCGGACCTGGTGAACCGCTGGGTGGTGGTGGACAAGGCGAGCGGGGCGTTTCATTTGCGGTATCTCCCCGGCGGCGAGTCGGCGGAGAACGCGATCGAATTCATGGTGGAGGCGATGACCCGCCGCGAGGGCGAGGTGATGCACGGGGTGCCGTTCGTGCTAGGGATGGATGCCGGCCTGGCCGCCAAGAAACTGTTTTCCGCCTGGATAGAGCGGCTCGGGGTGAAGCTGGTGGAGCACCTCAAAAACCCGAGGGCGAACGGATCAGCCGAGAGTCATCAGCAAGTTATCGAGCGCGGATTCGAGTCCCGCCTGCGCTTTCACACCAAGGCAACCGATTTCTCGTCTCTCAACCGTGAGGCGGACCTTTGGCGGCTGCACTACTGCTCCCGCGCTAAGCATTCCCGCCACCTCAAGACCCGCGATTCCGCCTGGCTGACCATCCGCGCCGGGGAGCTGCGGACGGCGGAGCCGGACCTGCTGCGCGCCCTGGTGGCCTCCGAGGTGGCGACGCCCACGGTGGACCCGGCGCTGCGCATCCGATTCGCCCCCACCCGCAACCGGTCCTCGCGCACCTACGACCTGCGCGACATGGATGGGGTGTTGGCGAAGGAGAAGGTGCAGGTGCGGTGGAACCCCTACCGGTTGCCGGAGGTGGAGGTGGGGGTGTCCCAGCTCGACGGCTCCAT